CTTTGCTTTCTTTGCAGCACCAACTGATCGTTTTGCACCAGCGGCTAACCTAGCAGCAAGACGAGCTTTAGATTCAAATACAAAGGATTCAAATATCATTGTACTTTCTTTCTTGCAGGCTTCTTCTTATCCAACTTACTACCCAATGCACCACCTGCTATACTTCCTACAACCGATCCAACTGGACCTCCAATTGCTCCACCAGCAACTCCACCAGCGATAGATCCTGTGATCTCACCTGCTCCTTCTTTCATTGAAGCATCTGCTTTAACGATATTAGGTGCATACTTAGAAACTAGATCTTCTCTTGTCTCTTCTTCAACAATCTTCTTACCAAAAATAACAGGACTCTTTACATTAAAAGGTGATTGTTGTTCCGATGCAGCCTCAATATCAACTTCTTCATGAGCAGTCGTTGGTGCTGGTTTCTTGACCGTCGACAGAGCGGCCTTACCAAGTCCCTTAGCAACCGCACCAACTCCCTTAGCAACCGCACCCGCTGCTTTTACAGCACCAATTGCAGCAACGACTTCTTCTAATGGAGATACCTTATACTTGATTCCCCTCATCTCTCCAAGAGTTGTCAAGTTTGCAGCAACCTGATCCCAGAGTCTTGATTCCAATAGTAAATCTTCTTCCACTTCAACTTCCTCCTTATTAAGTGTAGAACTATTCCTAAAGGCTTTTATTGGATCTGGTAAAACTAGATCTATAACCTCAGCAGTTACGTTACCCTCTGCATCTTCAATCTGAACTGATTCATCCTGTTGATCTCCACCCATAGCCTTACTAGCAACTGCATCAACAGCAGCCCACTTAGCAGCAGTCTTTCCACCAGAAATAGCAGCCTTCTTAACAGCAGCCTTACCTCCTCTCTTTGCAACAAATTTTGCACCTTGAGTAGCAGCAGTCTTTGCAATAGCACCCCAAACTTCATCAACCTTTTCTACTTCAGGAGTAACAGACTCATAAGCATATCTGTCATCAGACTTACTTGTGTCACCCTTATCCTTAACTACCTTGTCAGCAATCTTATTCTTTTCCTTATCACTTAATTTTCTACCCTGCTTCTTCATTGCACCAAGAACTTCACCCTTCTTCTTTGTTTCATAATCTTCTTTCTTGGTCTTCTTCTCATCCTTCTCTCTCTTAGATGTCTTACCATCTACATCACTTTTTTCATACCACTTACCGTCACCATCGTCGTCTTGCCAACGTTTTTCTTCTTTTTTTTCGTAGATAGCAGCGTATGCATCTACAAATCCCTTATCGTTAATCATGATGGCTCCAAAAATAGTGGATGAATATAGACCTAAAGATTATTTATTGTATTTTGTGCCTGGACCACTAGGAGGATCTTCAGGATTCCTCTTAGGTTTTCCATCATAAAAGGATCCTGTAGTGATTGGCAAAATCTTAGACTTGTCGTGAAACTTTTTTACAGGTTGGCCAGGAGTCATCGATTGTACGTAATCCCTGTACTCATCAGTGGCAACATCATAAGCTTCTGTGATATCATACAACCACGACTTAAACATATTACCTTCAGAGGTCTGACAGATAACATGATTAGCTCCTCGTCTTGTTATCCTACCCACCTCTCCAGTATTAACATTCTCTACTAAGGCTCCCATCTTAAATACATCTTCCTTCAAGTAAGCAATTCTTAATCCAAAAGGATCTAACTTAGGTGCATACTCCCATTCTTTAACTTCTTTCTTCTTATCATCCTTCTTCACTCCCATAGATTTCTGAAGGAGTTTAAACAAATTCATCTTCTCATCATTACCAATATCAGGAACACCCTTCACAAACTCTTTAAAGTTACCATCCATTGCTGCCTTCCTTAACTTAGAAGCAGACATACCTTCCAAACCTTCTGCATCTGCATCCCTATCACCAGCAGAGACAACATTTATCTCTTCAAACTCATAAATATCCCCATTATATTTCTGTGATAATCCTTGGAACTCAGCAAGTCTATCCTGACCAACTACTATAGTTACTGCCTTATATCCCAAATTGTTACAAGCTACTAAGACATCAAAGATTGTCTTTGCATTAGCATCGTCCCTAATATCTTCTTCAAAGTCAGGGAACATCTTCTTCATATAATCTATCTTAGCTCCAGGCTGCAATGGATTCTTCTTAGCGTCCTGACTACGACTTGGATATACCCTTAAATCAAATCCAGATCTCTGTGATTCGGTAGATGCTGCATCAAGTAATTTTTGATGTCCTGTTGTAGGAGGATTGAATCTACCAAAAACAATAACTACCCCTTCAGAGGTAGGTTCTCCCATCTTTTCAGCAGTCTGTCCTTGAAGGTCATCAGTACCAAAAAGTTCTCCACTACCTTCTACATCTTGTGGCTCCTGTTGTGCAGGTGCTTTTGGAGTAGGCGCTGGTTCTGCTGCCTTCTTCTTTGTAGGAGTTGCAGCTGGAGCAGGGCCTCCTTTCTTTGGACCTTCTTCCTCTTCACCACTACCTCTAGTACCAGTGAATTTTAATTTACCTGCTACTGTCTTAGCAGTGAAATTACCCTTCGCATCGTACCATCCACCATGACCATCACCGACCAAACCTCTCTGTTTGGCCTGAGTGGATGCAGCTGTCTTCACAGCTTCCCCTAGGAATTGAGCAAAAGACTTCACAAATACTAAGCTTTTATCATTTTTATTTATCTGATTTAGGAAGGTAAGCTCCCAGACCACCAATTACATAGAACTTTAATTCCTTAATTTTAAACTCACCATTGATTTCACTTACCCTTTTCTTAAATCTAAATCCAAATAGTTCCTTCTTTAAACCAGTACCATTCATAAAGAACTTTCTGTTGTCACCAGCATTGCGAAGATCAATAGAAGTACATCTCTGTTCTAACTCATTGATATATTCTGGAGTAGATTCTTTAATCTTAGTCTTATCAACATCAACAATGTCTGCAAGATCCTCACCAAAAGCAACGTCCCTAAAGAGTTTGAATGTTGCTTTCTTAAAAAGTGTGGGATTACCAGATGCAGCTTTATCTAAAGATGTCATTGTCTCTTTATATAACTCTCCAATCAATTTAGCCTTCTCCTTCTTCTGGTACTGTGTTCTTGCATTCTTTAATGTATCACCAAGAGTAGTTCTATACTTATCTTCATTGGGCAGAACAGCACCGAACCTTGAAATAACATCAATCATTCCATTGTAAGGACTAAGGTTTGCAAGAGTTGAACTACCAGATTTCATTGAGAAACTCATAGGTTCATTAAGAACTTGCTGACCATTCATAGTAGCATTAACCATGATGTCTCCCTTTATAAGACCACCACTAGATTCTCCAGCAATACCATCTGCTGTTATATCAACTACAACCTTATCAACCTGATTGTTCTTCAACCAATTATTCTTTACATTCTGTATCTTTCTGGCATAATTGGTATTCAGAGTAGTAACAATCTGTTGTATTTTCCTATCCAAATTTCCAATATCACCACTCTTCTCATATAGTAATTGCCAATTAGGACCGTAAGCAGTTTGTACAGATCCATGTTTCAACCTCATAGTAATATTAACAGTTACATCATCAGGATCCTTTCCATCCTTAAACTTTTTAAACATATATTTAAAAGCTTGAGTCTGGAATAACTTACTATCAATCTTACCCCTAACTGAATTAATGTGAGACTTATGAGCCTTGTTATTCGCAAAGATATCTGCTAATCCAATGGAGAAGATACCCTCCATTACATCACCTTCGTTTAACTTAGCCATAAAAATAACTCCCTCTACAGGAGTTATTTATTTTTACCACCTTTGATTAAAGTCATCTGAGCATTATTAAGTCTCATCCTTTTCTTATAAGCAAGGATACTAACATGTTCCAAGACCTTCAAAACATCAGCAGTGGTTGCACTTTTAGGTAATCTAGATCTGATAAAATCATACTTGGGAAAGAATTCATCGGCTGCATCGGTAAGTTCTTCAATAGTTAATGGTTTATCAAACATCATCATAGATCATTTTCCGCTCTATTCTCTGAATAAAATATATCAAAACTACCAGAAGGATATCGTTTCTCCAACTTCTTAACATTACCCCTAACAACATCTTCAAAGGATACTCCCAGTGCCATACATGCTTGTGCTACGTACCACATAACATCACCCAACTCAATAATAAGATGCTCTCGGTTTGCGTCGTTCCAAGGCTTTCCCTGAAATACCATCTTCTTAACGATCTCAAGAAACTCACCAGACTCAGCAGCAAGCCCAACGCCAGCAGTGGTAAGACGTTCAATATTGGCACCTTCTCCGTCAAGTTCAACCAAGCGGTCAGCAAGAGCGACAAAATCTTTACTACTATCGGATGTGACAGCATCGACAAACTTCTCGTATTGTTCAAAGTCTACAGTCATAATTAAAAATTCAATCCAGCAAATTTACTTTTCTTTGTTTCCTTGTCATCATTATACTCCTCAACTTGGCCACTGTCAACAATGTCATCCTGAGCACTCTGCTCACAATCATATAATCTCATCTTTGCACGATCAATTCCTATAACAAATCTCTTATTAACTGTAGGATCATTATATCTATTCTTTAATTGTTTTACCATAATCTGATTCAACCCCTCCAATTCCTCAGTAGATATAAGAGCAAACATAAGATCAGCGGTAGCTGGAAGCCCAAAAGACTCTGAGGTATCTGTAAGATCAACGTCACTACTACCAAAACCAGAACGAGTAGTCTGAGTAGCACTGACAATCGGTACTTTAGACTCCACCGCAAGACCTCGTAATTCCTCCGCAATAGCTTTGATATACGAGTACGAATTGACATTACTGTTAGCTCTATATCTTGAGGATGCACATATATTTAAGTAATCAATGAAGATTATATCAGGCCTGAAGGATTTCTTCAGTGCAAGTTCATTTAATAATGTCTTAAAGTGTCCTACATGTGCAGATGCAGTAGGGTATTCTTTAATAATCAATTGACCTTGTGTCTTCTTTGCAAGAGATTCAATCTTCTTATCGAACATCATTCGAGGAAGATCTGTCAATTGTTGAACAGGTATGTTTAATAGATTAGCATCCACTCTCTCAGCAATCTTTTCCTCAGCCATCTCAAGCGTGATGTATAGTACGTTCTTTCCTTGTAGAAGAACTGAAGATGCGAAGTGACACATAAACAAAGACTTACCAACACCAGTGCCAGCGAGAGCAATGTTAAGTGTCTTATTCGGAATCCCACCCTTCGTAATCTTGTTGAAAAATTCCAAATCAAATTCGACCCTATCCTCTTTTGTGTGATAGAAATCGAATCTCTCTGAGAAGTCTGCAAGGTAATCATGACCAACATGGTTATCAAATCCTACTGCCAATGCATCTGACAAGATAGAAGGAATAGCATCAACACCTTTCTTTATATCATGTCCATCTGCAATAGAAATACTTTCAACTAATGCCAAATATATTGCACGTTCCTTACACCACTTCTCTGTAGTATCAACAAGCCAATCATCTGAAGTAACAGAAGTATCTAAGTCCTTAAGATAAGTTGTAATACTTTTATAAGTCTCATCATTAATATCCTTTCTCTTCTCACACTCAATTGATATGATCTCCTGTGTAGGACACCTATCATACTGAACTATGAACTTGGCAGTCTCTTCAAATATTACTCTCTCATGTGTATTATCAAAATAATCAGGACGTATAAAGGGCAGAACCTTCCTATTATATTCCTCATTAAGAATGAGGTTCCTCAGTACCGTATTCTCAACAGATTCCATCAACTATAGTGTAGGTAAGTGCTCATAATGTATTTTGGTTCCCCCTCCTTGACTGGTAATCCTCTATGAGGGTACTGCCATGTAGGTGGGAATAATAGTACTGTACCAGTTTTTGGTTGTACTGTCAATTTATTGTAAGGAAAATCAGTTTCTCCTCCAAAGAAATCATCATTAAGATACGTTAAAAAAGCAAGGTATCTCTTTGCTGACATGTGATCTTGAACATCAACATGAATATCAAATCTATCATCTGTAGAAGGTTCATATCTTTTGATACGTATCTCCTCAAAGAAAATTTTATCAGGGAACCACTCAGTAAATTCTGGCAGATCTTTCTTATATTCCTTTACTACTTCTAAAAACTTATAACACAATACCTGTACAAACTTACCATACTTACCCTCTGCATTAACATTAACCTGAGTAAAGTTTGGTACTCCAGAATTCTCTATCTTCATCTTATGTGATGAAGATTCAAACATTCCTATTAAAGTTTTACAAGTATTCTCATCAAAGACTTCAGTAGTCTTGATGAATCTATCCATAGCTAAAGGTTGTTCTTGATGTCTCTTCCAACCTTGCCATAACATCGTCCGTAAAGTATTCCTCTGGGGCCGCCATGATTTGTTTTCCGTAGACTTTTTTTCCATTGATTTCATAGCGGCCTGCTTTGTTTTCCCAAAGTCCTCCAATCTCTCCTAACTCAAGGAGACCATAGTACCTATCAAGACCACGTTCATCATAGTAAAGACGTATCTCTACTTGTTGATTTTCTTTAGAGAGTCTCGACTTATGCGTCTTAGCTTTAATAATGTTTCCAACAACCTCTTTCTGATCCTTTTCCTTTTTTTTGCTGAGATAAATGATCGTACTTGCGGCATATTTGAGACCAGAGCCGCCTCCCATTTCTTTAGTAGGGACATAAGATCCAATGACATCGTAGGTATGGTTTGTTACTATAAGTGGAATGTTTGCTTGACCAAGCTTTAATGTAAGCATCCTAAAGGCACCCTTCACAAGTTGGGATTTGGTCATGTCCCTAACCTGTTTATCATTTAAGGCATCATTAATTTCTTTCTCTGTCGAGAGCATACCCAATGAGTCTAACACAAACATAACTGGTTTGCGTTCTTCTTCACCCTTCTTTAAATATATATCTACTGCTTTAAGTGCCTTACTACGAAATTCTTCAATAGTTACAACATTTACTACAACTAACCGTGAAGTATCGACTCCACGAGAATCCAAAAGTCCCTTAGTAACTGCGGCTTCAGTATCGAAATAGAGGCAATAACCATCAGGATTAGTATCGAGGAAGTTTTTAACCACAGCGAGGGAGAAAAAAGTTTTGCCAGTACTAGACTCACCAGCAATGGCAGTAATCTTATTAGCAGAAACACCGCCAAAAAGGGAACCGCTAACCAATCCATTAAAGATGAACGAACCTGTGTCGACGAATCGTTCTTGTCCGTCGATGTCTGCTGCGAGTTTGGTGTAGTCATCTCCAATTTCTTTTACTATTTCTTTTAGAAAATCCATTAAATCACCATTCCTCTTTCACGTAAAATTTTCTTATAAGGTCCATCAGGGTTTTCGTCCCTGACTTCTTTAACCAACTTCATCTTCTCATACAATGGTTCTACCAATGGTTCACCTCCGTTCTTACGAGACTTCCATAGTTGCCTCACAATAACTTCCAATTCCTTATCATCAATTGGTAGATCCATTTTAATATTATAAGTTAGATTTATTGAATTGTCAATGTTATTTAACAGTCCATAATACATTACCCGCTACAGATATCCTCTCTTTATCACATTCATAGAAAGGATAAACAGCATGCTTAAGAGCAGAAGGGAATACCACCATTTGGTTTTCCATATCTGGACTCATTTCAACAGGATACTCACAATGATGTCCAAGAATATTTGAATATGTAAAAATAAAAGTAGAAGCAGCAGGTATATTAGCGTTCTTAGCAATAGGAAGTTCGTGTTGATGCTTCCAATGAGTAGGGATCTTTAACCACAAGGCAAATGATAAAAAACCACTATGAGCATGAAGAGGATTGAACTCAGTTTCTTTTGAAAAATTAACCCACCACCGCATGAATGGA